ATGAACCACAACCTTTAAGAAAACTAAATTCACATGCTTTATATATTTCATTAAAAATATCCCAATTATTCATTAATTTATTTGTAAATTCAGTATTATATTACCCCAAGCTTAAATAAAATATACTTGAGTACAATAAGTGCTTTATTAATTGGATTTGTTTATGTGCTATTGATTGATTTTAAATCTGGTTCTTTGACTGATTGTAATTATTATATTGGGTTGGGCATTGGGATTGGGGTATTGATTTATGCTTATAAAAATCAGATTGGAATTACAGATTATGATTGGGCAAATTCAATGATAGAATTAGAATCAAATGGAATTTTGTTAAGTAAAAAAATGTCTGAACAAAAACCTACTACAACTAATAATTCAAATCAAAATAAAAGTATAGAATTTTCTAATTTTATCGTTAAATCACAACAAGAACAAATTAATTTATTTAAACAACTTGTTTCTAATTCAAACACCAAAGGAATTTTTTATTAAATTTTAAATATTTGTCAACTTTTGCTAACGAATTAAGAGATTTAGCAAAATAACTTTTTGTAAAATCTATTCTATACCATTTATCATTTTTACACATATAATTATTTATATTGTCGTCACCAATACTTATTTTGTTTTGAATCATTAATAATTTAATATTATTTATAATATTAAGTATATCTTTTTCACCAACATTATTATTTAATTTTTTTTGGATTTTACACCATTCTTCTAAATCATAATCAAGTTTTTCCATTATAAGATATATTTTTTTTTCTTCCCAATTATCTATAATATCAAATATATATAGACCAAAGTAATTATCACTAGCTATTTGATTAATTTGTTTAAATTGATTTATTTTATCATTATTTGATAATTTGTCATCTGAATTTGTATAAATCACATCATAATCTATAATTTTTATCGCAACTTTTTTATCAAAATAATTTCCCTGATATACAATCCCATCAACACCCTGACCTAAAATATTATTATAATTAATTTCCATTTTTTTATTATTAAAATAATAGATATATTATTGAAATAATATTTCAATTTTTATAAAAAAATAATTTCTATTCACTTAACCATTGGATATAAGCATCAGGATTAGGTTCTCTTCCCATAAAATTTCTTAGCAAATCTAATCCATCAAGTGAACCTCCTTTAGATAATATTTCTTTTCTTAATTTCATACCTAATTCTTTATCCAATGGATTAGATTTAAAAAATGAAAATAAATCAATCGCATAAACTTTAGACCACATATAACCATAATAAGAACTATCATATCCAAACATATGACCCCAATTTGCTAGCATATTAATTTTAGAAGAAATTTCCCAATCAAATAATTCTTTTGTAATGTTATTATAATATTCCCAAGTATTTTCAGGAATTGATTCGGAATGAATTGCTTGGTCTAATAAACCAAAAGATAATTGTCTTGCATTAAATATTCCCTGCATTAGTTTATTTTGTTTATTTATTTTCTCAATTATTCCATCAAAATCAAATAGATTTGAACTTGCAAATTCAGGTTTAACCAATCTTTTAAGTGGTTCTACACAATAACACCATTCCTCAAACATTTGACTTGGGGTTTCAACAAAATCTCTTTGACAAGCTGTTCCAGATAAACTTGCAATTTCACATTCTGAAACCATATTATGCATTAGATGTCCAAATTCGTGGAAATATGTTACAACATTATTAAAATCAACATTTAATTTAGGGTCAAAATTACATACAATTGCTGAAATGGGTAAATTGTATTTGGATTTGCGAATAAATGTAAACATAGCAGCATGACCATATTTTCCTTCACGAGGAAATAAATCCAAATAAAAATAACCCAAAGGTTTTGTTAGTTGGATATCATTTGAGTTGAATACCCCAAATAATTTTATGTTGGAAGAATAAAGTGCTTGGGGATTTGATTCAGTGATATCAACAAATTTTAATCCTAATAATTCTTGATAAGTTTCAAATATACCCAAAGTTACTGATTCTATACTAAATAATGATTTTAAATCTTCCATATTTAAACCAGATTCTCTTTCAGTATATATACGACTATAATAAGAACTATCCCATTGTTTAATTTCTTCTAATCCATCTAATTCTAAAGCTAATTGGGTTAATTTTTCTTTATCAGATTTAACCAAGGGTTTTATCATATCTACCATACGAGTTAAAAATGCAGTTACAGTTTGAGAATTTTTAGCCATCATATTTTGTAATTTAAAATCTGTATGTGATTTAAATCCAAACATTTCTGCTTTTTTCTTTCTTAATTCAATTGAATCTAATAGGATAGGAAGATTAGTATCCATACATCTTGAACCCATTGCTTCAGACATAAATTTTCTTGTTGAGCGATTTTTACAATATTCCATAATTGGAATATAATCAGGATATTGAAGTTTAACTCTATATTTACCGGTTTCATTAACCAATCTATTTGCTAACCAATCATTACCCATTCCATCCAAATCTTCCAATCCAAATTCAAATTCAGTATTTACTTCAGCAAGATTTTTATTATAATCAGATGCATAAGCAGACAATTTTTTATTAATTTCTTTAACTATTTCCTTTTTATCCTCATCCAATCCCAAACCCATCATTTCATATCCAATCATTGTCTTTTCCACATATTTAATTTGTTCTGGAGAAAGGGATTGTTTTTCTTCTTCAAATTGATTTTTATAATAATGAGAAATTACTCCATATACATCTGGTCTCATTGATTGTTCAATTCCAAAAGCACTTAATTCTTTATTTAATTCAACTGATTTAGTTCTAATTTCTTTATCTGGATGTAATTGCTCAAAATCAATCAAAGCAAATGCAGTAGAATATTTTGATTCCTCCATCATATTATATTCAAAACATTCCCAATATGATAATTTTGTTTTATCAAGTTCTGCTAATCTATCATTTAATTTAATTGTTAATGATTTTTGATGTTCAAATATAGATTGTAATAATTCAACAGAAATATTTGAAAAATTCAAAAGACTAGAATTAAATGTATTAACGCAAATATTTAATAAATCCATTATGTATGTATTATTGATATATAAATTAGGTATATTAGAAATTATTTTCAACTTTTTTATTATTTAATTTTGTTTTTCTACAATATACTTACTTGACTCTATGTAATTATCAAATCTCATTTCAAACAATTTTGGTTTATTTTGAGGATTTGAATTTGGACTGTATTTTGATATAAATATGGTATCATATTCTGATGAAAAACCTGAAAAAAATTTTTCCATAATTAATTCACAATAACCCTTAGCAAGAGAATTAACATCTTTAGAATCAACACATTCAAATGTTAAAAGTTTTGGTTCAGAACTGGCAGAATTTGATAAATAAGACCACATTTTAATTAGGATTTGATAATTGGAATTATTAATCAGAGTATTATTGGGTTTATAATTGGGAATGATTACAATTAATTATTTTTTCAATTTTTTTTAATATTATTTAAAAAAATAATACTATATCTAATAATATAATTAAGTATGAATAAAAATTATAAATCATCCAATATAAATAATCTTAACCAAACTGAAAAATCTGTTAAAACCAATAAAACTATTAAAAGTACCAAAAATATCAAAAATACCCAAAGTACCAAAACTTTAACCGAACCAAAAATTCCATCAAAAAAAAACAATTATAAAAATAAAACAAAAAATTATGAAAATATAACATTTTCAGATAATTCTGATTTAAATTCAATTTCTTCTAATCATAATGATTTTAATTATGATTTAGATGAAGAAGATATTAATAATTTAATTAATGATATTGATAAACAATCTGCCAACCCAGTCAACTTTGCAAACCAAACCAACCAAACAAACCCAACCAACCCAACCCAACCAGATTTAACTCACATTTTTAAAATATTTGAAAATATGTTTAATAATTCCCAAACTCCAAATAAAACCTTTGTAAAAAATAATTTTTCAAATGATAATATAATTCAAATTAGGAAAGATAGTATTATGGCTAAATTTGAACATCAAATTAAAAAACAATTGGGTGATATTGTTGAGGTTAGTAGAAAAACAAACAAATATGGAAAAACAAATGAAGAAATAAATGAACTTGAACAAAAAGAAGAATTAGATGAAAATTATATTGAACAACAAAAAGAAACAATATCTAAATTAAATTCGATTATGGAAAGTATAGAAAATGACAAATCATTTATTGGATTGAATGAAGATGATTTTATAAATGAATTAAAAACTGTTCCAAACCAAGAAGACTTTGATGATTTTTGTAAAGAGCTTGAATATGAGAAAAAATTAACTTATTCCAATAGTACCAAGAGAGAAAAATTATTTACAATTATGTATACGATTGGAAATTATTGTATTGAACCAAATATTGATATTAAACGTATTATTTTATTTATAGTTAAATTTGAGGTAATTCGAAATGATTTAATTAACCTAATTATTAAAATGAATAGATTACATAAAAGATGTGATGTTTTAGATTGTATTACATCTGATATGTTATTTACTGGATTAGGTTATTTATTATCAAGTTCCAATATGAAAATTATTTCTAAAAATATCGCTTATTACTTTGCTAAAATTTTTTATATGTGAAAACATATAAAATATCAAATATTAATTATTTCCATATTTATCAATTAGTTCAACTAAAATATCCCCGTGACAGCATTCTGGTTTACACCAACATCCTAATTTTTTACCTTTTAACTTATTCAAATCATTTATTAATGATGGTTCGGAATTTAATCTTGATTCGATATATTCTCGATATAATTTTAAAACTTGTTCTAATGAAAATTAATTAAAGTATATTTTGTATTTTCATATAAGACATAATTATCTTCAGTTAAAGGATATAAGTATGGTATACCTCCATGTTTTACAACTAAAAAAATAGTATTTTTATATTTAATAGCAAAATCACTTTTACAAGATTTAATTACTTTGGATGAATCTATATTTATTGGACTTTTAAGGACTGTATAATAATTTTGATAAGTTTTCCATTCTTCTTGATTCAAATATGGATTATATTCAATTTCTTTAGTACTTATTTTTTTTAAATTTTGGTAATCTTTAAGACACAATTTACACATATTTATATGTATTATTTATATATAAATATTAAGAAGACAGGGGGGTTAAAAAAATTTATGTATAATTATTAAAAAATAAATTCATTTATTTTTTTGATTTCGTTTAATTTTAATTCCTTCATTATACATTGTGGTTTTAAAGGAATTATATGTTTTTTTTTGAAAATCCTCACATCGTTTAATTTTGGATGTGTTTGAATTTGGATTTGAAATTGAATTGGAATTTGTTAATGTATTTGAATTAGAAAATGAATTATTTCCCTCAACCAATTCTTTTAATTCTTCTAAAAAATCCAAATCCATAAATTGTGTATATTTATTTATCACTCCTAATCTATCCGAAAGCGATTTATTATTGGGATATTTTTCTTTTAATTCATCTTGTTTGGTATAGGAGTATTGAACTACCTTATCCATCACTTCAGGAATTTTATCTTCGGGAGTAAGTTTCCATTGGTTATCCTCATATACCATACATTTTTCCCTGTTTATATCACTAATATATATATTATTATGTTCAGGATAATCTGGATTAAAATGAATTATTTTAAGGATTTCTTCTGGGATTTTTACCCCGATTGCTTTATTATTTTTTACGACCTTATCCAAAAAATATTTTATATCTATCTTATCCAAATCCTCTTTTCCATAATTTACCAAATTAAACACAACATTATTTGAGTTTGTATTTGTATTTGTATTTGTGTTAGTATTTGTTAAATTTGTTGTGTTGTTATTTGAATTGGAATTAATTGTTTTGTCTCCATTATGCAAATTAGAAAATTTTGTAGATTTATTTGTTTTGGTTGATTTTGCTATTTTATCAACTTTACTTTCTAACACAACTATTTTATTAAATAATATGTCATTTTTTTGTAATAAATCACCATTTTGTGTTATTAATTTGTTAATTTGTTCATCTTTTTTTTTTAACATATTTTCTTGCTCTAACAATTTTTGAAATATATTTTCTTTTTCTTCATCTTGTTGTTTTTTTACCTTGCAATTATTGGTAACGTGTCTTTTTAAACAATCTTTTCTAGAAAAAACTTTATCACAATATTTACAATTTATAATTGAATTTAAATTATTTGCATCATCTACTTTATTTAAACTATCAATATTTTTATTACCATCATTATCAAAATCATTATTATTATTATTGATTTTGTTTATAATATCTAACTCAAAATTTTGTTTTGGTTGAGGATTTTGAATAATTTCATTATGTGGTTTTGAGGTGGAATTTTGCGGAATTATGTGTAAATTTGGTGGAATTAATGTGGAATTTTGAATTGGTATACAAGGATTCTTTTTATTTTTATGTCTATCCAAATTATATTTTTGGGCAAAACAGTTTTTACAAATATCACATTCATAAATAGCTTCCATTTAATAATAAATATATTATATATTTATTTTTTATATTATTTTTTTATAATTTTTTTTCCTCCATTTTACTCCATTTTTCCTCATTTTTTCCTCTATTTACTCCATTTCCTCTTATTTTTCCTCCTTTTTTCCTAATTTATACAATATTTATAGGTTTTTAAGAATTAAAATTATAATCATATATACTTTTTATATGGATTTTTGTATTTTTTCATATTTGAGAGAGAGTTGGGATTAGTGAAAAAATTTTCCCAAAGTCCAAAGTTAAAATTTTTTGTTTTTTTAATTAAAAAAATTCTATAAAATTTTGTTGATATAATTTTTACATCCAAAAAACAAAAGAAAAACCAATATTAAAAAAAATAATAAAAAAAGTAAAAAAATAATTTTGTTAAATTATTTTAGTAATAAAAAATCCAATTAATCAATCAATTCAATAAAATCAAAGTTAAAATTATATTTATTTTGCCCCCCTAACATTACAGGTTTGATTGAACCAGTTAATTCAGTTTGTGATAGAGCTTCCTCACCCTTTTTATTAAATTCTATTTGAGTTGCCTCATATAAAGTTTCAGTTAATCCTATAGTTTCCATAACCATTGAATGTTTGTATTCTTGACCTGTTACCACGTGCATCAAAACCATTTTGGTTGCCCCAATTCTTGCATCTTTGATTCTCATAATTTGATTTTGAATTTGGGTTAAATCCAAGTCAACTTGATTGGAACCTGATGTGTTTTCAATTTTATATCCATTGGAATAATATTCAAATAATTTATTGTAATTACCCAATGTTTCTTTAAGAGATATATTATTTTCTCCATATTTCAAATCTCCAGATTCAAATTTAAATACATCAATTTTTAATCTAGATGATATATTGGATAATTCTTGATTTGAAAAAATAATTAATGTATTTATACTTTCTAATGATGTATATTGTTTTAAAATTTTATCATCAATTCCTTTAGGGGGGGATGTCATCTTATTAATATATATATCTAAATTATCTTCAACTCTATCAAAATTACATATAAATCCTAATAATCCCATTAACTTGTCATTATTATCTAAAGCCTTTATTAATCCAGATATTTCTTGTTCATCGGTTATCTTATCACGTGTAAATTTACCGATACTTTCGCTCAATGTATTAAGTATAATATTTCTAATCGCATACAATATTTTTTCAGTTATTCTATTAAAATTATTATCGGTATATACAAAACCTGTTTTTTGCATAAAATCATTTCTGCTAGTTTTGGGATCAACAAAAGGTTTAATTTTATCATAAGCTTCCAATAATTCACCTAATGTAAAATTTTTATTTATACATAATTCTTCTTTCGTTTGGTCATTTGGTAATGATTTTTTTAAAAGTGACTTATTATCATTAAATAATGTTTGTAAATTTTTAATTGTTGGTGGTGTTACACCTATTTTAACTGTTGAACATATTTGTATTGTTTTTGGGTTTTGTTCAACAATATATTTTAATAATTCTAAATAATTGGCTGAAGATAATTTATTACCTTTATATTTTTCAAATTCTTCTTTTTGTTTTTTTTTTTCTTCAGTTTGGTTTTCATAGTATTTTATGTAATTATTTATCAAATCATTTGTTATAGAAAAGTTTTCATTATTATTACTTTCAATTGTACAAGTTGTTTCGGTTCCCCCTAATTCTTGATTAATTTGATTTAATTTGGTTTGAACACTTTGAATAATATTATCAAAATTAATTTTACCTGATTCCTTTAATTTACCAAATATATTCACATCATTATTGTATTCTGAGTCTAAACCTTTTATGGTATTCAAACTCAATTGTTCGGTTATATATTTGGTAATAATATTGGGAGATTGGGCATTTTCACTTTTAATGCAATCCCCAAACATTTTGTTAATTGATTGGGGATTTTCTTCATTCCAATATAAGAAACTAAATAATATTTGAGCCCATATGGTGTTATGAGCCATTATATTAGAAAATCCTAATCCATCAGCCAATATTCTAGTTCGAGGTTTGGAATTGGGTGACATTGATTGGGAACTAGAAATAGTATAGACATAATTTGATAAACTTGCTTCTAATCCAGATTGTATATTGGCAAAATTATCATCATTACCAATTTTTTCAGAGTTTATACTTTGACCTATACATTTGGCCACATAAATTAACATCCCGATAGTATGATTAATATAATAACCTTCCCCAATAATTTTATCAACCAAATCTGGAGAATTAGTTCCCAATTCTATTTGTTTACCAAAATTTTGAAAATTTTCCTTTTCATTTGTACCAATATCATAATCAGGTTTACCACCTGCAAATCCAGTTAGTTCTGGTCTAGATTCGATTATTTTAGGTTTTTCTAAATATTTTTGAACAATATCGCTAGTTAATAATTCATTAAGTGATGCAAATGCTTTTCCATTTTCTTTTACTTTATATCCTATAGTCAGATTAGAAACAACATCTATTAATTTATTCATTTGGTTTTTATAATTATTACTTGGTTCTACATTATCTGTAGGATTAGTTGATTTTGGTTTGATAAAAAAATCCCTCATCGCTTGAACATTTTCAGTTCCAGCCATATCAAATAGGGGAAAATATTTACTTCCGTCTTGATCAGTAATTTTGATTAGTACACAAGTATGACCTCTTGAACTTTCAATATTATTTTTAGTTGGGAGGACAGTATGGATTGCTTTTTGGACATCAAGTAATCCTTCAAAAATATCGGATATATCATTTGATTCAACATTTGTAATATCTAACCAAATTAATTTATTTGTTTCGTTTAATTCAATATTTTCACTTGAATTATTTCCTGGTTCAATAATTTGTCTAAAAGTTAAGTTAAATTGGGATGGTGTTGAAGATAGTGGTTGTGAAAATTCAATACCATCGGTAATATAGTTTTTAACATCGGAATACTCTACTTTCGTTAATTTAGAAGAAACCAAATTACTATAAAATTCAATATAATTAGTAGGATTTGACTTTTTATTTGCTTCAATATAAATATTAAAATCTTGATTATCAAATTGGTTAGAATCAGTTTGTTTAAATTTTTTTGTTTGTAAATTTGGAATATTAGCAAATATAACCATTTCATTAAAATTATTTTGGTTAGTATCTGGTTCATTAATAGATGATTTTCTACCATAACAAATAAAATAAGCTAATTCTATTTTAATTTGGGATGTTGGTTCTGCATTTTCAGTTTGTGCTTCTTCGTCTGATTCAACATCTACATCAGAATCTTGAATTTCATTGTTGTCAGATTTTTTAGATTGTTTTTTCTTATTTTTCTTTTTTGCAGATTCAATAATATCAGGAATAATACCTTTTTTATCTTTGGGAAGAGTTTTAGAATCAGTTGACCCAAAATATCTTGTAGTTTTACCAGTTCCACTAGCACCCAGAGCAAACATCAAATTAATAACTTTTTGAGTTGGGTCAGGATCTGCAGGATCAGAATTACCTGATTTTGTTTCTATTAATTTATTGAGTCCTACAATTGAATCATCCATTAAATCTTGTGTGGTATCATTTTTAGTTGATTCAAAAAATCCTTGATGAGAATGTAATTTAGGTATTTCAAATTTACCAACATTACAATCATTAGGGGGATTGTATTCAACTAAATTATTTTTAGAATTATATGTAAATTTATAACTACAAGGCTGTCCTTTATAGGCAATTGGAGGAAATTCAATACTAAACACAATCATTGGATTTACATTAATATAAGAATTAATACCTTTTCCAACAAATTCTTTTAATGTAGAATATATTGAATTTAATTCTTTGGTAGTGTTAGAAATTTTTTTTTCAGAAATAATCTTTTCTAAAGCACTATTTATTAAATTAGCTTGCTCATAAAATTTTTTCAATTTATCTTTACTATCTCTTAACATTATTCTATAAGGATCAATACGTGGGTATGATATTTCACCAACACCACCAATAGAACTTTTTAGAACAGATTTGTCATCCCCAATTAATGGTTTTATCGCATTGATAACATTAGAATTACATACACTAATATCACCACTTAAATCACACTCTGCAATTGTAAGTTCGGTAGTGTTAGTATCTATTTCTTCAACCGGTTTACCTTCTAATTTATCATAAATTTTTACATATATTTCTTTCATTTGTTTCATTAATTTTTTATTATCTCTAATCAGTTCAGTATTAACTTCTTTACAAACAGAATCAATTGGTATTGGTGTTTGTTCATTTTTGTCAATTTTACTGAAATAATTTGTAGTTATTTTTTCAAATAAATCAGTTTGTTGTTGTGATGAAATTGAAGATTTATCAATAGAACTATTTAATTTTGTAATTTCACCATTAAATATACTAAACATTTCCTCAAGTGCTTTTGATAATTTATTATTAGTTGTCAACTCATCCATACCATCAGCACCACCTCTAATTGATAAATAATCTCTAAATCCACTAGTTGTGTACATTTTTTTGGATTTGGTCATATTTTGGAATGACATATTAATTATTTGAACATTATCATTAGCAAATTCAATCCCATTAATTAAAAATTCAAAATACAATATATAGTATAGAAGTATAGTTAAATAATTATAAAATATTATATTGTTGTTAATAAGATTAATTGTTTTATTAAGATTAGATTTTTCATATACCACATTTATGTATTTATTTGTATCATTAATATACTCTTCTTTAATGATTTTTTCTAACATTTCGCTAATTTTTAATTCAGATGGAATTGTTAATAACCCTTCTGTTTTAATAATATCCCAATTTTTAACTTTGAATAAATAAAATTCAACATTATCATTATTACTATAAATTTTATCCCATTGGGTATTAATAAATGTATCTTCCTCTATTTTATAATCTTGAATCATAACTGAACTAAATCCTTTATAAATTTTCAAATATTTAAAAGCAATATCAAACCAATAATTTAAATGTTTTGCCATCTTAATTAGTTGATAAAGTTCATCTTGTTTTTCATTATCTTCTAATGGGTCAAAATCTAATTGGGATTGTTCATTTAAAATTTCATAACTTCCATCATCTTTTTGTTTTATTATTTTAATGTAATTTGTTTCCCCATCCTTATTTATTTCATTAATTTCATCTATTAGTTTGGTACTTAAACTGTTATTAAAGTTCATATATGCTTCTTTAAAAGGAGTACCTCCATTAAATTTACTTAAATTACCTCCTTGTTGTAAAAAAGTATCTGCAGTTTGATGTAATTCATTTAAAGTTCTTAACATATCTGCTTTCTTTTCATCAGACATAGTATTTAAAGTATCTTTACTTGATTTAATGAAATTTTCTAATTCTTTAGCCATTCCTTCTAATTTTCTTAAATATTCAGCAATTTGGGGTGAATTTTGTTTAGCCTTAACAACATTAATAGAAGCACTTAATTTATCATACATTTTTTGGTAATCTATTTTTTCTTTATCATCACGTTTTATTTCTAATTGATTAACTAACCATTCAATACTTAATCTAATATTAAATAAATCTTCTGCATCTCCAATAACCCCTTTTACTTTATCGTGTAATTTTGAAATTTTATCTGTTATAAATTTATTATCTTCTTCCATTTCTTTTGCTGTGTTATTTAATTGTTCAATATCTTTTTCAATAGCTTCTTCAAATTCTTCTAAATTCATTTCACCTCCATACATTATTGTTCCACCCAAACTATCAAAACCTCCCAATTTAATATTTTCATCTATAATCTCTACATTTTTATTTGGAATTAAATTAGCACTAGCACTAATATTTAATTCTTTTCCATCAATTTTATTTTTAATTTCTAAATCTAAATTAGTAGTTTTAGCAATAACTTTTTCAATTCCCCCAATCATAGTTTCAAGTAATTTAATTTTATCTATTCCATTAGAATAATCTTTTGATAATTTATTATACTGTTCAATTTTATCTTCTAAAGTATTTTTTTGTTTGTATAATAAATTTAACAAATTAATATAATTAAACAAAATAAGATTATATGAATCAAAATAATATTGAGCAACATTTTTATATTTTATAATTGTATTTTTAGCGGCTTTAGCAAATGCTTTAATTTTATTGTATTTTTTTAATGTGATTGTAATTGTGTCATTATCTTTGTCTTTACTATTTCCTCCTGTTAATATTTTTAAATTAGAATTCATAATTTCATAATTATTGTCAAAATTATATCCATTAGAAAATAGGTCAAGATTATATATAATTTTGTTTATTTTATTTAATTTTTCTTCATAATTTAAATTAGTATCAGAATATCCATCTTCACTTGTACTATCTAAATTTGATATTTTATTATTACTTTTCATAGTATGTTATATAAATTATATAACATATAATTTTTTTCAGTTAAATTTATTTTATATTAATTAAAATTAAATTAATATAAAAATAATTATTTTTTTAAAAAAACTTTATTGAAACACAAATTAAATAAATATACTAAACAAAATTATAAATATTATAGCATATCGATTTGTTTTTTAAGCTTGCTATATTTTGTTTTATATTTAATATATTTTTCCATATGATTATTATTAATACTTCCACCTTCAATCTTTAATTTCTTCCCATCATAATTTTCGTGACTATTATAATCACTCAATATAAATTTATGTGTAACGGAACATAAATCAAATGTTATTTCTCCATAACCAAATTTTTTAACCCCAATTTCTTTATTAAATTTATTTGAAATATCATTATTATTTGAGTTTGAAACTATATTTGGTTCTATATTTAAATTATAATCATTAATTTCCATAAAATTTGTATTTACAGTATTGTCTAATTCGCCTCCACCAGTTCCAAAAATCCATTGAGATATTTTTTGTTTAGGATTAGATTTTGATGTAATTGTTGAATTTTGATAAATATGATAATCAGCACATATCCAAAAAAAATTCAGATTAGAATATTTTTCATCAAATAAAATATTTAATAATTCTAAATTAATTGATGGTTCATTTATTCCTTTTTTTTCTTTAAATGTAAAAAGAGGTTCGTGTCCAAAAAAAACTACATTAGAAATATTTAAAAGTTTATTTTTTGTTATTTTCAATGTATTTACTATAAAATTATTTTGTTCTTGTTTTAAATCGGTAATACTTTTATTTAGAGTAGAACCATAACAAGAATTGGAATCATTAATATCAGGTGAATATAATGTGGTATCTAAATAAATAAATAATATTGTTTCATTATAGGTATTTTTATTGTTTCCATATAAATAATACATATCATAACCAAAAGGAAATTTAACATCATACCAAGGTAATTTTAATTGGGTTTTTAACACAGAACAATTTTTATCAATACTATCTTCTATATCGTGATTACCCATAATTAATTTTTTTTCTAAATTAATATTTTGTAGACATTCAAATCCTTTTTTCAATTCTTGTAAATTTGTTAATTTAACTTTTAACTTTGATTTTTTTGATTCAATTAAAGTTTTTTTTTTTGCATAATAATTATCTCCCAAAATAACCATAAATTCATATTTAGATTCATTAGATTTGATTGTATTTGAAACTGATTGTTGTCCAGAATTACTTGTACAACCCTCATTCCAACAACCAAATACCGCAATTGAAAAATTATTCATTTTTAATATATTATATATAATATAATAAAAAATTGAAAATAATAATAATTGTTAATAGGATTATAAATATATAACATAATTATATTAAAAATCCCTCAATGAAAAATACAATTAAAGAAATTGAAGAAATTAATAATGAAGATTTATTGTTCAATCAATACGATGAACAAACTTTGCGAATTAATATGAAACAAGGAAAAATAACACCAAATATGGTTTTGCGACATCAAAAAAAATTATCCAATGAATTTATATTTGAATATATATTAAATGAGAAATATGCAATTTTTAGAAATGATTACGATATAACTATAAATAAGGTTATTGGTTTATTTCCTGATTTTGCTAATTTTGATTTGGATGCATATATAAAAAATAAAAACCACATTTTTTATGATTAATATTTTTTATAATATTTTATTCAAATTTAATAGTAAAATCACATTGGAGTAAATTATTATATCCTCTCGTTTGTAAAATATCATAAGATGTATCTTTTTTATGTACAAATATACCAGAATATCCATTTGATGTATCAGTTGAATAATTAAATCTGGATAAATACCATTTGTCTGTATTTTTATCATAATGTAATGAATATTCGTGACCACATCCACCATGCCATAAAATAGGGGGTATATAAAAATAATGATTTCCTTCATAATCTTTTTTAATAAAATTACATATATAACCATGATAATCTTCATAATTATCGTACAATTTTAAATCTAATTCTATTTTTCCCAATTTACCTTCTTTAGTTGTTTCAAAAAATACTTCTGTATGATTACTATTATATTTATAAGTTATAATATATTTTTTATCATTTTTGATTATGAAAGCATTATATTGTTCTTTTAATTTATTATCTTTTATAATACTATCAATATTTTTTTTGATATTATTTTCTACATTAACTTCTATTTTATCTATAATATTATTATTATTATTTTTTAAATTTTCCATTTGTAATTCTTTATTTTTTTTATCTTCTATTTCTTTAATATATTTGGCATATTCTTCTGGTGTTTTAGATAATTCTCTTTTTTTTATTTCTTGATTCCATAACTCAATAATTTGTTCGGTTATTTTATCATCAGTTGGTCTTATTATAGGTGATAAAGAGAAATATAATACCATATCAGATAGATTAGTCCATTGTAATTTTTCACTTGGTAAGTTTGTTAGATTAGCAATAAGAGAATTATTTAAAAAATATGTACCACAACTTCTTCCTAATCCTATTGCTTCTAATTGTCTTTCAGTTTTATCTATTTCTATCATATTTGTTAAAAATTTTTTCATATTTTCATAGTGATAATTATGTAAATTCCAAGATAAATCTTCTTTTGATTGTATTTCTTGCACAAATGATGAAATTGTTACTCTTTGACTTTCTTGATTAGCATCTTGATCCCATTTATTAGATATCCATAATCGTCTTAATGGTATAAATTTAAATTTTAGATTTTCAATTTGTTTTTCATATATATTCATTAAATTGTTAATATCATTAAATTCATTATTTAATAATTCTATTTTAATTTTTATTTGATTATTCATATCTTCTAAATCTTCTAAAAACTTTGATTTAGTATATCTCTCAACACATAGATACCATTTTTTTTTGTAAGTTTCTCTTTTAGACATCAATAAGCCATGATTATTTTCTATTTCAATAAGCAATTTATTTGTACTTGATAAATGATTAAATAGCTTTTCGCATCTAAATTTCAAATCATTTACTTCTTCAGTAGTAGGTGATAATTGTTGAAAACTTTTTAATTTGTCAATCATTAAACTTAAAGTATCAGAAATATTTTTAAGATTAACATAAAATATCTCATTTTCTATTTTAATATTTTTGTTTAACTCTTCATTTTCTTTAACTTTATCATGTATCAGTTTTACTATTTCTTGTAATACTTCAATACTTGCATCAAATGGCATATTAAATATAAATATAAATATAGTATATAATAAAATTTCTAATAAATATATAAATAATAGTATATTTATTATTGATAAAATGAGTAAAAAAATTTTTATAAATAAATTAAATGATAAATTATCAAAAGAATTTCCTGAAATTCAATTAAAGATAACAAAGATACTTAAAACATATATTATTTTTGAAATATTTTATAATACAACAAAATCAGATTCAGAAACGAATAAATTTAATATAATTGATGGTGGTAGAAAAAATAGAATAATTAGAAAATTAAAATCATTATTAAATTTAATAAATATTCAATTCCATAATATTCATAATATATTTATAATATAAAAAATTGAAATATTTTATTTATGTTACAATTAAAAATAATTAGAATAGTAATATATATATTAAATGGTTTTAGAAGGAAAAGGTTCTTTTGGAATCGTATTTTCATCCCCGAGAATTCCAATTTCATCAGAAAAATATGAAGATATAATAGAACTGAATCAAGTAAGCAAATTATTATTTAATGTTGAAGATAAAATATATTATCCAGAAACTCAAGAAAATATCAGTAAAACTTATGATAATGTATTAAAATTAATTAAGGAATATCCACATATTTTTAGTGATGAAAATTTTATTTTACCAATAAAAGGTGGTTACATTAATAAAGCAGATTTTGTATCAAAATACAATAGTGGTGAATTTGGTTATGGATATGAATGGATTTCAAAATCATTGAATGTTTTTAAAATATTAAGTCAATTAATATCAAATAAAAATGAAATTTTTCAAGTGGTATATGATAAAGGAATACCGCTTAAATATGAATTTGATACTTTTTTCTTAAAAATGATAAATATTTATAATTTGGTAGAATTATGTAATAAAAATGGATTTTATTTTGATGATTTAAAATATGGTAATTTAATTGTTCATAATGACAAAATTAAAATTATTGATTTTGAGGAACCAATAAATTTAAACCTTTCAGAAGAAGAATATATAAAAACAATTGGTGAATCAAAGTTTTATAATATAATGTATTTTCCATATGATACAATTTCTAATTTATTATTATATGAATTTACAGGTTATATTCGCAAAATAGGATTTTTAAAAAATAATAATTATTATAGATTATTACAAATAAATACATATGAATATATTGAAAATGTTGAATTTAAATTTAATGCTTTTAATATTTTAATTAATTTTTGGGATAAACATCTGAAAAATTATACAATTGAAATGGATGCATATAATTTAGAAGCATTTGATTTAAATGATTTGAATACAAATAATTTTAATTTTAAAAATCATTTTGATTCAGGTAATTCTGAAAAAATGTTAAATGACAATAAAAATAAAATTAAAATAAATTTAGAAATGTTTATTGAATCTATTGAAACGCTATATATAAGTTATATGATTAAACAACATAATAATAATTATAACAAAAATAATATTATTAAAATTATGGATATATTTAATGAAATTTTTATTTTAAATAAAAATTTTATTAAATTAACAAAAAAAACTAATAAAGACATAATATCTTCATTATTATCAAATATTAATATTTATTCTTATGGTTTTATATTTTTAGATTGGTTAAGAATTAATAAAACTAAAATTAATGATTTAGTAGATAGAGATAATATTTTAAAAAGAATAATTAATATTGTTGTAAATTGTTGTATAAATTTTGTAATTTATGATAATAAGTTATATATTTTAGATAGAAATTATGTAAATTTAAATCAAGTGTTAAATTTTTAGTTTCAAATTTTATAAACTTAATTATATAGAATAATTTTTATGGAAATATCAAAAAGGAAAAAAAAAGAATTTGATGATATTTTTAAATTAATTAGTAATAATGATTTTTATATTGATGTAGAATTATTTAGAAATTTATTTATTTCTGATTTTTATGAACATTTTTTAATTTATGTTCAAAATAAAATAAGTGATTTATTGAAAACAACAGATATAATTAGTATTCATATAAATATAAATTTAATGTTAATTAAAGATACATATCATTATGATAAAATTATAAAATTTAGTGAAATATTACATATATATTCAAAAAATATTAAAAAAATATTTGTATATGGAACTTCTTCATTTTTTGGTAATTTAATTAACTTGATAAATATTAGTTTGGGTATGAATATTACACCTTTTTCACTGAAAAATGGGACACTTAACAGTAAAAAAAATATAATTGCACCCATAAGGGCTTAATGACATTTGACGCTATTATTTATACCAATAATAATAGGGTTGTCATCTTTTATCATTTCGGGAAATTTATAATCTCTCCTAAATTTTTCTGGTCGTATTTTATTCAATAAATATGTATTTACTATTTTTATCATATTATTTACTGCATTTTCATCACGATTTATACAACCCATTCTTTTACTTTCGGTTTGATACCTTAGAATTGAATGTATTTTTCGTTCAACACCTTTTTTATCTGGTAAATACATATTTTCACATCTTTCTTCTGTTTTATAATTTAAACAAGATGTTCTAAATTCATCTATATTATAAATTGATAAATATTCATTTAATTTTCTTTTTAATCCTAAATTAGGAGTTGATATATATTTAATTCTTGATGGAGTAGTTTTTAACTTATCTGACCAATCTCCTTGTATTAAAATAACATCTTTTCCAAATTTATCTTTTATATTTCTTGCTAAATCTGTTTCTGCTTTCTTACGATTTATATATGAATACCATTTATATTTTCTAAATATGTCTTCTTTATATTTTTGTAATAATACTTTGTTTAATTCATTCTTATTTTTTATAAATTTTTTGAATTCATCTAAAATACAACTTTTTGAATTAAATTCACTTAATTTATTTTCTATTTTGGTTATTTCTTTTTTATCTTTATAATTTTTAACTAATCTTTGATATTTTAATCTTTTAGTTTTATTCATATGCATTCTATTAGTATATTTATATGTAATACCATCTTTATTTTTCATATACATCAACGTCCGCTTTCCCGGATCGCAAACTATCCAATTACCGTTTTTTAATTCATTATATTGTTTTTCATCTAATTCTTCTAAATATGGAAATTCAATATATTTAGATGTTTGTTTTAGTTTATTTTCTTTATTTTTTTGTTCTTTTAACTTTAGTTTTTCTTCTTTTGATAATTTTTTATATGCTTCTTTTTCCTTATCTTTTAATAATTTCTTTTCTAATTTTAATTTAATTTGTTCATCCTTTTTCTTTTTAATTAAATCTTCTTTATATTTCTCTTTTTGTTCTTGGTTCATATCTTTTGTTAATTCTTTCATTTGACCCTTCTTGGTTTTCATATTTTGCTTTTTATCTTTTTCTTTTTGAATAAAATCATTATGAATTAATTGTATTGATACTGAAAAACAATCTGTTGATATTCTATAATCAAATGAATATTCTTTTTGTTTAAAAACTGGATTATTTAAATTAAAATATTTGCTCCATAATTCTTGTTTTTTATTTTCAACATCAGTTAAATATGTATTCTTATCTTCTTCAATAAATAGTTCGATAAGACTCTTACTATCTATAGGAATATATTTTATAACTATATTATTTCTTAAAGGAAAGAATTGAAAGGATTTAGTCCCTATTTTTTCAATTTCAAGGCACATATAAATCATACCCTTAATATAATTTTGTGGATTGTTTTGAATATCAAATTCATATGATGTATTAAATTCTTTTGGAAAAATATTAACTTTGTGTTTATTAATCCATTCATGATATTTATTATTTGAATTCAAAGTATTATTTATTAAATCTTGTTTGATTTCATATAAATCTTTATTTAGTTCTTTTCTTAATTTTGTTTTTGTTTCTTTATCACATTTTTCTAATAATTCATTATTTTGTTTCTTGAATGATGAATTTACAAATCTATTTAGGTATTTTATAAAATGTAATTTAATATTATTTTCAATATTAGTAAGCATATCTATAGCCATATAACATAATATTTGGGATAAATTAACACCATCTAATTTAATTTCATAATTAAGTTTTTTATATTCATCATCATATAACTTTTTAAATTCATTATATAAACTTAAATTGGTTCCTTTTGGTTTAGGTCCTTGACTATCTTTTAATAATGACTTGAAAGCCATTTTAATAGTATCATCTGTTATTATTGGAATTTCTTGTTTATTGTGATACTTATTTAAAATCCATAATCTTAAAAATTGATATGTATGAATAACAATTTGATGAGTTCTATAACAAGCATCAAATAATTTAGTTTGATTTAATTCATTTTTAGAAATAGATTTTAAAGAACATTTAATTGTTCTATATTTATCAGGAGGTTTTTTAGAACTCATATTATATATTACTATATAATATAATTTTAAATAGTTTTAAACGCATAAAATAATTATTTATTTTCCGTATTTTTTTGTTTTCTTTTTAAATATGCTCTTCTATTATATTCTTTAATTTTTTCAGGATCTTGTTTTTTATCTTTATTTTTTTCTTTATATTCCATTACTTTTTTTATAATTTCTTCTTTATGATTTTCATAAAATTTTTTATTTCTTTGCGGTGCAGTATATTTTTTTAAATGTTCTGTTAGTTCATTAATTTTTTCTTTCAGAAGTTTATTTTCTTCAACTAATTTTTCAATACTTTGTTCTTCCATAGTAAATATATATAATGAAATATAATTATATCTTTATTTAATATATATGACAGACTATTATAAGAAATATTTAAAATATAAAACTAAATATTTAGAATTAAAAAGTAATGATATAGATATGATTGGTGGAGGTAAAGATAATAAATTTATATTAGTTGATGGAACTAGTTCTGCTGGTAAATCTACAATATGTAAATATTTTAGTAAAAAAAAATTTTTATGCTTTCAAATTGATAATTACTTTAATGATAAAAGAATAAATTTTGATAATCTATTTAAAAAAATTAAAAATAAATATGGAGAAACTGATAAAATTTATGATTATGAACCAGTAAAATATATGGTAAATGATGCAGTAAAAACAAATAAAAATATATTATTTGATCATGTTTCACAAAAGGGAATTATTAATTATATGAATGCAAAAAAATATAATAATTTATATATCATTATTGTTTTTACAAATCTAAATAATTTAGCACGTAATCTTGAAATAAGAAGAAAGAAAGGTGATAGAAGAGGTGTATTTGCTTTTAAACAATTTTCAGAAAGATATATTAAATGTAAAAATAATGATTTGCAAAAAATAGAAGTAATAAATAGAAAAGATTTTTATAAAATATTATTAAAATATTTTAAATATGAATTTAAAAATGAAGAAGAATTAATTAAATTTTCAAATGATATTTTTAGTAATATGAATATTATAGATGACAATGATCATTTTATTAAATTAAGAAATGAATATAAATATGATTATTTATTAATTACTACAAATAAAACAAAAAATGATATTTTTAATGAATTAAATAAAATAATATTATAACTTTATAATAATAATGACAAAGCAACATTCAAATGATTTTAAATTATCTGCTGTTAATCTATATTTAAAATTAAATAGCATTAGAGAAGTATCTGAAATATTAAATTGTAGTAAATCATCATTACACAGATGGATTGAAAGATATTTTGAAACAGGTGATATAGAAAGAAAAAATTATAAAAACAGAGTTTCAATAATGACAAATGATATATTAAAATATATAATTGGTTTAATTAAAATAAATCCAACAATAACATTATCAAAAATAAAAAAGAAAATTATTAAAAAATATAAAATTGATATATCAGTATCTTATCTATTTTATATTATAAAATATAAATTAAATTTAACTAATAAACAACTAAGAAGGAAATATTATCCAGAAAAGAAATTATCAACATTAAAAAAAGATAAAATTGATTTTTATAAACAAATTATTGATAAAGGCAAACGAAATATAATATCAATTGATGAAACTGGATTATATTTAAATATGATGAAAAATAATGGCAGATGTGAAAAAGGTAAAAGATGTTATAAAACTATACATACTTATCCATTTGTAAAGTTTAATTTTATTTGTGCAATTAAATATGGTAAAGTAATTGGTTATACATTATATGAAAAAAATACAGGAGGAATTGATAGTAATAAGTTTAGTGAATTTTATAATAAATTTATTAAAGATAAATATAAAAATCATTTAATTATTTTGGATAATGCTAAATTTCATAAATCAAAAGATGTAATTGATAATATTGAAAAATCAGGGAATAAAATAATATATTCACTTGCATATAACCCAAATCTTAATCCAATAGAAAATCTATTTAGTCAATTTAAGAACCACATTAAAAATAAAAGTCCAGATAATTATGAAGAATTAAAGAAAACTATAGATTATATTTTTAAAAATAAAATTAAAGATGAACATCTTAAAAATTATTTTAATTACCTATTTATACAAGCTGATGATTTTATAAATAAAAATAGTTAAATAACTGTCCCATTTTTCAGTGAAAAAGGTGTAATGAAAAAATTATTTTTACAAATGATTTTGATAAAATTAATTCGAATAAAATTAATTTATCAATATAAAATTAAATCATCCAATAAATAAAAAATATATAATTCAAATATTATAAATATATAAAAAATGGGTTGTAATTGTGGAGGTAATTTTGTTGATATAAAAGACAAAAAAGATAAAAAAGATAAAAAAGATAAAGGAGTTAAAAAAGATAAAAAAGATAAAGGAGTTAAAAAAAATGAATCAGAAGTCAATAATTTATTTAATAAATTATTTGGTAACAATTAAATGTATAGTTTATTTTAATTAGAATTAGTTAATTCTAATTAAAAATTTCATATAAATATTTAATAACAAATAAAAAAAATATATTAATATAAATTAAATGAAAATCTCAATAAGAATAATTTTAATATTATTATTATTAGTTTTGTTATATATTTTATATAGTCAAGGTGCTGATAAAAAAGAAAATTTTAAAAATTTTAATGATTCAGATTATTTTCATAGATTTAAAGATATTAAAAAAAGTAAAATAGTAAAAAAAACCAAATACGAAGATAAAGATGACTATAATGATCTTGAAATTAAAATTCCTTCAACAGATTCCAAATATACAAATCTAAATAATTACTTAAAAAAATATGAAATAAATTTTATTTATAATTTAGAAAAAATAGATGTGAATATTCCTCTAGTTATAACTTATGACAATCAATCAGTAAGAAATGAAAAAAATGAATCATTTGTTAATTTTTTAAAAGGTTTAAATCATTATAAATATAATTTTATAGTTTGTGGAATAAATACTAAATGGGATGGATGGTATGGTAGATATAAAACATATTTAGAATTATTAGAACATATACCTCCGTCACAATTAATTTTTATAACAGATAGTAGAGATGTACTTGTAAATAATTCTCCTCAAGAATTTATGACAAATTATAATAAATTAACTCAATTATATAATGATGAAACAAAATCAAAAATTGTTTTTGGTACTGAAGTAGGTTGTTGTGTTAATCAAATGTGGCATTATTCACCAGGAGCAGTATTTAAAAATCAAAATGAAGAACAAATTAATTTAATTAGAGAAGAAATAAAAAATAAAATATCATTACAAACAACAAATAAATCAGATAAATTAAAACTTGAAGAAATTGAATTATCCAAATCAGAATATAATTCACATCCTACATATGGTTTAATGAGAACTGGTCAAGTATATCCAAATGGTAAAACATTTCCTTGGGAACATTGGGTTAAGTGGAATAATTTATTTATTGAAAAATTTTTAGAAGCAAATGATAAATATAGATTAGGAATAAAAGACCACCAAAAATATCCAATTATTAAATTAAATTTTGGTTTAATGGTAGGTATTTGTTCAAATGTTTTAAAATTTTTAAAAACAATGGATTTAAAATCAGGTGAAGATGATCAACATTTATCATCAGATTTTTTCTTTATGCGTCCTGAAATGGTAATATTAGATTATACTCAAATATTATTATCAAATACTGGATATAAACATTCATTTAGAAAATGTACTTCTAAAACAATGAATAACACTCATTATAATGTTAATTTTAATGATCATTTAAATGATCATGATGAATATGTAGATTTTAATGTTTATACACGTGAAGATATACCAGAACAAGGTATTATGTATGGATTTGATATTCAAACATTAAAATATTTTTTTACATATGACAATATAATATCATATCCAAGTTTTATACAATCACCTGGTAAAGATTGGAATTGTTATAATGAATTACTTTATAAATTACCATATTGTGATGAAAAAATGTGTTCATATTATTATAATTTAGAGAAAACACAAAAATATAATATTAGAGATATAGTTATTCATGAATATAGAAATCAATTTGGTGATATGAAAATTAAATGGATATTAAATAATTTGTTAAATCCATTATATTGGGCTTTAAATTTATATATTGTTAAAGATATTTATGAAATTATTCAATTGGAAGATATGAAAAAACATAATACATTTATGCTATTAGATTCAGGAAATTTAATGGGACATTATAGATTTGGTTCAAAATTACAAAATCAACATATTATGCCTTGGGATGATGATTTTGACTTGGGTTGGTACAATAAAAATAATTTTTCAAAAGAAACTATTGAAGATTTTTTTAAACAAATAATTAAAAGAGGATATGAAATATTTTTATATTATAAAGAACTTAAAGCACCTTATTCATCTTCTGAAAAAGATCATTATACAATGAGATTAAATTCACAAAATATACTTCAGATACCGGCTCTTTTATTTAAATATGAAATAATTTTATTTAATGTTTCTATTGGAACAAATAAATATAAAGAAATATTGAAACAATTTAATATGAGTATTGAATACGAAGAAAAATATCTTGATGGTACAGTTAAAATTCCATCAGTTGATATATTTATGTATGAGTATAATACTTTATCCCAAGCATATGAATATAATAAATTATTTGGAGCTGGATATACTATTTCTATTCCATTAAAATATGTTGAACCAATAAAAAATACCACTTATAATAATATCCAAGTATTCCAACCATCTGATCCAAAAACTTTTTTAAATATAGTTTATACAGAAAATTATACTGGTAATTATAAAAATTTAGATTTGGTTGTAATAAAAAGACATGTTAGTATGGATGATAAAGAAAATGAAAAAGAAATAGATAATTTTAATAAATTAGAATTAAATATTAATGATAAAGATATATTATTAATAACAAAAATATTTAATAATTTCATAAATAAATATTATGAAATAATAAATTCAAATGAAACTATTAAAAAAATAATCAGTACCAAATAAAATTAAAAATTTACACATACAAACCGTAAGGAGGTTCATATTTGTTAGTTTTTTTAAATTTTTCAATTGAAGAATTTAAATCAGACAAATTAATTATTTTATTTGATAAATTTAATTTAAATGTTCTATAACTTTGTTCATATTTAATATAATTTAATAATTTTTCAATATCACCAGCAAAATTTTCAAATTTTGAATAATTCTTATCAAAAAAATCTAATAATTTTTTATTATTATCAGTTAATTCTGAATCTAATTGATATCCTTTTTCCAAAACTTTAGATTTAAAAATTTCTATCAATTCTTGTTTAGAATATTTGTTTATTTCTATCCAATGAGAAAATCTTCTTTTTAATCCTTTGTTAAAAGAAAAAAAACAATTATTTAAATCCTCTTCATATCCTGCTATAATAAACATAAAATCTGTTTTTCTTTCGGATAAATATTGATTTATCATATCAATTGCTTCTTTGGCAAATGAATCACGTTTTTCATCATTACCTAAAGAATATCCTTCATCTAAAAATATCACACCACCCATAGCACTTTCTAATAAATTTCTTGTTCTTGGAGCAGTTTGACCTAAATATTCCCCAACCAAATTATCACGTTTAATTTCAATAAATTTATCTGTTTTTAAAATACCTAATCTAACAAAAATATCAGCATAAATTTTTGCTATTTGTGTTTTACCAACTCCAGGAGGTCCTGTAATTACCGTATGAAGATATTCATCTAAATGAGAATTTTGAATATAATAAATAATTATTTTAAATATTTCTTTTTTAACTTCATCAAGCCCAATCATCCTATTTAATTTTTCAATCGCTGGAATTAAATTACATAATTTAGCTAATTTTTCATTATGTCTCACATAATGCCATTTATGTTTTAATTCTAAAATATCTTTAATACCTGTTAATTTTTCCAAGTATTCTGTAATTTTTTCTTCTGACCAAGAATTACTATTGGGATAATATTTTTTAATAATATATTTATTATATGGTTTTTTGGATAAAAAATTTTTATTATCAGGCTTGCAACAGTTATTACCATTATTACTATTATTAATATTAAGTTCATTAAATTCCCTTTTATCACCTATTTTCTTTTCTAAATTTTCATTTGTTTTTTTTAACAAATTTATTTGTTCCATCATAATATTGTAATTTGAATGAATAATATTATTCATAGTTATTAGATTTGAATTTAATACTTGATTAGCCCCAATTAAATTATTAATTGTACAAGTATGTGGATTTAATTGTCCAAATGGAGGTAATTGTCCAAATGGAGGTAATAGTCCAGGTGGAGGTGGTAAAAATTGATTATTTAAATTAGAATAGTAGGGAAATTGTGGTATATTTAAATTATTATTATTATTATTATTATTATTATTATTATTATTATTATTTCCACTATTGATTGACATTTTAATTTAAAGATACTTTTGATATTAATGTAATAAATATATGTTTTTTTATCATTAAATTAGGTTTTCAATTTTTTGACTATTATCTATAAATATTGAAATTATTTATATATAAATAATATTATTATTTATATTTAATAATATGAATTATTTACTTGTATTTTTTGAGTTAATTTTGTTAATTAACGTTACATTTGGTTTTGTTTATCAAAATTCAACTTTTGAAACTTTTATTACACATTTTAATATAGAACTAAATCCTTTAGAATATGAATTTAGAAAAAATATATTTACCCAAGAACAAAATAGAATTATTAAACATAATAATCAAATGACGAGTTGGAATGAAAATCTTAATTCTATGTCAATTTTAACACCCAAAGAAAAAAAACAATATTTTGGATATGCAAAAGCAATCAATAAAGTATCAAAATTATCTTATTTACCTAATTTAGCTAAATTAGAATTGAACAAAAATATTGATTTATTGTCATTACCAAAACAAGTTGATTGGAGAACAAAAGGTGTTGTTTCTGCTGTAAAATCACAAGGAGGATGTGGAAGTTGTTGGGCTTTTGCGTCAACAGCTGTAATTGAATCACACGTTGCAATAAACACATCTAAATTATTTGATTTATCTCCCCAACAAATTGCAACTTGTACACCTAATCCATTTGAGTGTGGAGGTGCTGGTAATTGTCAAGGAGCTACTTCAGAATTAGCATTTGATTATGTGGCTAGTTCATCTGGATTATTTGATGAATTTCAACTTCCATATACTGAATATTATGGTGTGGAATCAAAATGTGTTATACCAAATACAACTCCAAAAGCAAAAATTTCAGGATATGTTAAATTGGAAGAAAATAATTATAATGAATTAATGTATGCGGTTGCTACATTTGGACCAATAGCGGTATCAGTTGATGCTAGTAATTGGCACGCTTATTCTTCAGGAATTTTTAATGGTTGTAACCAATCAAGTCCTGATATTAACCATGCGGTTGTACTTGTAGGATATGGAACAGATGGGCTATCTGGATTAGATTATTGGTTGGTTAGAAATTCATGGTCTGCATCTTGGGGAGAATCTGGCTATATTAGATTATTAAGAAAATATCCAAATAATCCCGATGAATTATGTGGACTTGACATAACGCCTCAAGATGGAACTGCTTGTGCTGGTGAAACAAATCCTGTTAAAGTATGTGGAACTTGTGGAATTTTATATGATTCGTCATATCCAATTGGTGCTACTACCATATAATAAAAAAATTGAAATATATATTTTTTGATAATTAATTAATTATACTAACTAAAAGTATTTGAAAAAATGAATAAATTTATTATTATTGTTCTAATAATAAATTTTATATTATTAAACGTAAAAGCTAATTTTACACAATTTGATTATCATATATCACATAATTTTACCGATATTATGGGTAATACAAATTTAAATATTGATAATGATGAAATTTTTAATCAGAAACAATACAATATTATACCCATAGTTATTTTTTTATATTATATGAATGCGTTTTAATAAAAAATGAAATATTTATTTAAAAATAAATAACTATATACTATTATTTAAATAAATATGATAAAACACAACAATCTTATAAATTATAAAGGATGTTATAGTATTCAAATAGATAAAAATATTATATCAGAATACACCAATATAACAAATACAATACCAAGTGGATACATAGAATATAAAAATAAACGTGATGGAATTAATAATTATCATATTACAATAATAACATCACAAGAAGCAAAACAAATTAATAAAGAAGAATTAGATAAAATACTCCAAAATCAAATCCCAATTAAAGTTGATGTGTTGGGTTTAGGGACTAATAATGATTGCTATTATTTGGTTTGTGTTAGTTCTCAGTTAGATAACATAAGAAAAAAACTAAATTTAAAATCAAAAGATTTTCATATCACATTAGGTTTTGCTCAATCAGACCAACATAATATATCCAAATCAATTATCACATTAACCAACCCAGTAAATAATTATATTGACAAAGTAATCGATAATTTAAGTTTAGATATTGAAAAAAATATTAAATTATTAAAAGAATTAGAATTAAAAAATCCCAATAATTTACTTATAATTAAAAATTTAATTAATGAATATTCAAAAAATTCAAATTATCAAGTAGCTTTTGAATATTCAAAATTAATGATAGAATTATTTACCAATAATATCATAGGATATTATACATTGGTAAAACTAATGGAAAAAACTGAATCGTATGATGTTGTTTTGATAAGAAATATTTATTCAAAATTAACGGATATTAATATTGAAACTGAACAAAAAAAAATTACATTTGAAACAATTAAAAAAATAAATGAGATTATCATTAAATTTAATTTTTTAGAAATTATTAATGATGAACTAAATCAAATAAACACATTTAAAATTATTAACTATGACACAATTAATGAAAAAATATCTCATATAAATTTTAATTTTAAAATAAATTGTGACTTTAACCAAACAAATATTATTAGTTTGTTAACAAACGTTATAAAAAATTTAGAAAAAAATAATAACTTAACATATTTGAATTATTTTGATATGTTTTTGTTAGAACTTAATAATCAAATAATATTAAGCCATGAAAATCCAAATAAAAATATATGGATTTTTTCAAAATTATCAGCAGAACAAGATACTTTGTATCAAATAGAATTACCAATAAATTTTAGCATAGTTGGAATAAATTTATTTGGAAGTGGAATGATTTCACCTAGACATATAGTTGGATTAAATAATTTAGGTATTAATACTATTATAAATTTGATTGGGGAAGAAAAGCCTTCAGATGAAACAATTATCAAATGTAAAAAACTCAATATAAATTTAATTCATATTGGATTTAAAGATAGAACAGCTTGTTCATTTGAAACATATTTACAAATTCAAGAAATTATTTCAAAAAATAATACTGGGCAAAACAAATGCATAATTCATTGTAAGGGAGGAATAGGAAGAACAAATATGATTTTGGCAGGTTTTTTAATGTATCAAAATAATTTAACTCCAGCTGAATCTATTGGATTATTAAAAAAATCACGTAAAGTTATAATGGTTCCAGAACAAATTATGTTATTAAAAAAATATTATGGTTATGTAACAAATTTAAAAATGAATATAAGCTCACCATTATCAAATTCATCTATATTATCAAATATCCAATTACCCCCAATTTTAAATGGGTTAGTAATTATGGTTGGGTTACCTTGTTCAGGTAAATCTACTTTATCAATGGAAATATATTCAAAATATTCATCTACAAAGAATATAACACATTTAAATCAAGATGAAATAGGCAAAAATGCTTGTGAAGAATTATTGAGTTCAAATGCGAAAATTTCTGATTTGATTATTATTGATAGATGTAATCCCATATCTACCGATAGAATTCATTGGGTTAATATTTATAGAGGATTAACTAATAAAAAAATTACGATACTATTTTTGAATTTGGGATTAGAAACTTCACTTGAAAGATTAAAAACTCGTCAAAATCACTTAACTTTGGGTAAAACAGGTGGAAAAATTATTGAGGATATGGATAAAAAAATAATTATTCCATCCAAATCAGAAGGATGGGATGAATTGATTCAAATAAATACTATTTCAGAATTAGAACAATTTAAAGAAAAAATTGGATTGGGATTGGTAACAAATCCCAATCCAAATCCAAA